TCTACCTTATTCTTTTCATCTTTTTTTATTTCGTCGCTTGCCAATTCTTTTAACCATTTCAAACAATGGGTAACAATAATGCAATCGACGGGCGACGCTGTAAACGTCGCCCTGTCTAAAACTTTAATTAACGCTTGCGCGTTTTCTTTGTTTTTATTTCTATCCAAGTTCAAAAACCCTAACGTCTTGAGTTCCCGACGCCGCAATTGCTTTTAACGCAATGGCTTCACCGCACTCAATAGACATTGTTGCGCCTTTGCGAATTTCTACGCCGTTCCCGGAGCTAACCGTTCCCGTTCCAATATAAACGGATTTGTCGCCCTGGTTCTGAACCATTACACGGGTTCGCCCGGCCATAATAGGAAGCGCAACGCCGCCCGCTGTAGTATCAACCGAAACGCTTGCGTTTGCGCTTGAAACGTTGGGGGCATCGTTAACCATGATTCGACGGTACAAATCCGAAATAGCGTTGGCCTTATCGCCGTCCGCACTAACCGCGCCTAATGCCGAGGCGGTATCATGCGCCCGGTATCCAATTTTAAGCGGGTTTTCATCGTCCGCCGCATCGTCGGCCGTTAAACTTGATAAATCAAGATCAACCTGTAAATCAATATCGGACGCCGCAATATTTACGTCAAGCGCCTCTTTGGCCCCCGCCGTTGTGTGTGTTAATAATGTTCCGTCGCTTGAACGCAAATAAGAACCAATATTAGGCCCTTCCGATGCGTCCGCCGGATCAAATAAAAATCTCTCTAAAGTTAAACTAGACATAATTTCCCCTCCATGGAATTAGGTAAACTCGATTATCTCAACCGTTTGACCCGCCTTGTCGCTCCTAAAAAAAAGCTGTTTCGAATCAAAATCAACCGAATCAAAAGTTAGCGTGGCCCCTTTTGGAATCGTAAAATAATTGCTTGCCGTTTCTCCGGAAACCGTTGCAAATCTTAATTCCGCGATTCCTCTTAATCGTATCAAAAATTGTTTAGAATCGTTAGAAACATTTATTGATTCTTCATTGTTTGCCGTCGGCAATGCCAAATTGTAAATTTTTGCGTTTGTAGATATTAAACCAGAAAAAGTTACGTTTACCGGGTCGTTTGCCGGGTTTTCAACGCAAACCCTTTTTGTTGTAGCGTCCGGGTCTTTTGGCGATATTTTATAACCGGCCTTAACCCTATCTTGAACCGCTAATTTATCTAAATCCGCCATTTAAAACCTTTGTTTAACGAAACGGGGCCGCAATCCATTGCAACCCCGCGGCCTAACGAGAAAAGGGTAGAAAAACGTTAGGCCTTTACTTTTCGTTTCGTTGTTTTTGTCTTTTTTGTTTTCTTAATCGGTTTCGATTCTTCTTTTTGGGGAAATACCGTCGAGGCGTGATAATCCCCGTCGGCCAAAGTAAACGAAACATACCATTTCGAACCAAATGTATTAATACCTTTTATCTCAACTTTAAATGGAAGCGCCTCAATTTGGCGCTCCACTTCGTCAAGACTAAAACCCGAAATATTCCGTAACTTAGTCCCCATTAAGATTAACCTGAAATTTTGGCAACTCTCGTATCGTCGAAAAGTTTCGCCCCAAAAAGAATTTCAGCGGTCAATAGAAACGCTCGTTTCCCCGCACCATGCATATCAGACAATTTAACAGTCATACTTGATTGCATAACATGCGCCATTGCCGATGGATGGGCCGCATAACCTAAATCCGCCGCGAATCCGTCGCATTCACCTACGGCAAAACCGTAAATTGGTGAACTAAATTCACCCGTGGCAGTTGGCGAACCGGCCGGGATAAAATCACTTGAGGCGAATGCCGTCTTTTGGATAATATCGCTGTAATAGTTAACGTCTAAAAACAACGCTCGGTTTTGCGTTGGAACTTTTGAGCTTGATAAAAGTCGTCTTAATTCCGCAACGTCCCCAACGTTTAAATCCGACGCAACCGTTGGCGCAATATCTTGAGCAACGGCGGGAACAATTAAAGACTCAATGTGATCCTCCATTTGCTTCATTACCGCATAGACTAGGGCCTCTCTCGCTTGCGCTTGAAACTCCAATGATTGAAGTTGTGCAAGGTTTTCAATTTGAAAAGAAGCGGTCGCCAATCGGTCGGCCTTAACTTCAAATTGATTAACCGTTACGGCCTCGGAATTAATATCGACCGTGTTGCCAACGCCAAATTCGATATTTTCTCCGGTAGGGGCGGCGATTTGGTTTACTTTTACAGTATCGCCCGCGTTGCGAATTTCGCCCTCGTAATCTCTCATAAAGAATGATCCGAGTTTTAATTTTGCCCGTAGTTCGTCATACATTTGCGTTGACCAAACCGTAGGGATTAAGTTTTGTAATTCAGTTTTTCCAGTGTTTACTAGTGCCATTCCATGGCCTCCTATTTAAAAAAAATTAACGTTTAAGGTTAACGCCTTGTGAACCAAAAAGTTCGCCTTCGCGTTGTTTCCTTTCTGCGTACGGAAGTTTTTGCCATTCCTCCAATGTTAACGCCCCCGTTGGTCTTGCGACTTGTGGCGCGTTTTGGGTAACATTATCGGTTTCCGCTCCAAACAATACCGGCCATTCCTCCGATAATGTTTTGGCGACAAGGTCGGCCCCGTAAATAGTTCCCGTTTCCTTGTCTATTTGAACCGTATCAAGTTGGGCCAATTGAACCGCCTTTTCGACATACTCGGGTTTTAATCCAAGTTTTTGAAGTTCTTTTTTTAGCTCAACCGTTTTGGTTGCCGTAACCCTTTCGGTTTTGGCCTTATCAACAACCCCCGTTAATTCCTCGACTCGTTGTTTTTGTTGCTCATAAAGGGCTTTATAATCTTCTTTTTCTTTTAGCGCTTTTTCTTCACCCTCTCGGATTTTTTTATTTAGCGCCTCAACCTGTTCCTGCAATTTTTGGTTTGCGGAACGAAAATTATCTTTTTCGCCCTTTAACTTACTAACAAAACTCTCATCGTAAGTTTTATCACTATCGGCCCCACTGGTAGCCGTAGGGGCGCCCACTGGTGCGCCCGGTTCGTTTGTAATAGTATTATTACCGTTTTCGTTTCCCTTTTCAAGATTCATAACTTCAATCTCCTAATCGCTCGTTTAATATCGTCGTTATATGCTTTTATTATTATACGTTGTTCGCCCTTTGTTAATTCAAAAAATGGCCGGGGAATTGATTTAGTCGGGGACGTTCGGCCCGCTTGAACAAATATTGCAACCTCGGCGTTTGTCGGAACTGATTTTTTATTAAATAGGCTGTGGTTTTTATATGGGGTTCTTTTTGTATCAGGAATAAATAAAGTAAACCCCAACCCGTTAATTTTAAAATCAATCGAATCAAGCATTTGCCCGGAAAATGTTAAATTTGACCGCGTTTCCCCGAAAAACTTACCCGTTTTAGGCGGTCGCCCGTCCGGACCTTCAATGAATACGGTTCGTTTTCCCCCGCCAGTTTTAAAGGTTCGCATAATCCCCGTACCCTCGCGAATGGAAATTGTATTTTCCTCTAATGGGGCAAGTCTATAGCTCTTTTCGCCCTTTGAACCTAGTCCACGCTTTACCCGGCGCCAAATAATCTCTCGGGTTCTTTTGGCCAATCGCCTAAACGTATTCCGTTCAAGTAATTCATCTTTTAATAAATCTAATTTATTGGCCGAGCGATTAACGTCGGTTACAAAAAGTTTATTACTCAATTTGAAAGTCCTCGTTAACGTCCACGGTCGAAACCCCGGTTAGCGCAACGTTCGCCTGAGAGTCGCCAACAACCCCCACGCTTAGATTAAATTCGAGGGTTTCTTTTTCGAAGTCTATTAAATTAATTATTGATTCCTCTCCAAAATCGCGGATTGTTCTTTTTAAAAGCCTATCCTCGTCCTCGGGGGGTAATCCTAGGAAATCTCTTTTTATTTTTCTTAGTTTTCCCTTTTTCTTTTTCTTGCCTTTCGTAACCGCCCCGAATCGCCTTTTTAATCCGTTAATATGGCCATGGGCCTTATCGTTATTGAATTGGTCGGGAATATGAATTTTAATTATCCTGGAATTGGTTTTCCCAACCCGCATCGAAGCAAGCATTTCCCCGGTTAATTTCAGGTTAACGTTGTTTGCTGATTTTTGATAAATCTTAAATTCCAAACTATTTTGGTATCGGTTTGAATATGGCTTAAAAAAGGGCGAATTGTTTTTATCAATCCGGCGCTTTTCCGTCCTATGCGCAATCTCGTCAATTACGGCCTCGCCATATTTTTGTTTGAATATCGCGCTATTCATTAGGCCCCTGAGTTTAGATTGAACCGCACGGGGGCGTCCGGACATTGCCCGATTAAATACTTGAATTAAATCAATCTCATATTTAACCTTACTCGCCATCGTCCTCGTCGTCCTCGTCGTCTTGTTCTGGTTCGCCCAATTCTAGTATTCGGGCGGCGGCCATTTCTTTTTCTTCTTCAATTTCCGCTAGTAATTCGTCAATCTCTGTTTCCGACATACCCGGATTTAATCGTTTCAATTCGCGCTTTTTAGTTGAAAAACCTTTTTCAATTCTAAATGCGGCCTCATCTAGTTTTTCTTTTTCCGATTTAACAATTTTTACTTCGGGGAAATGAATTGATATTTCAAAATCCGGGGAAAACTCGTCGTTGTATTTACCGCTCAATAATCGGCGTTGGCGCCAGAATGGAATTAGATTTTTGGAGAGTTTCGTCCAAACGTCTTTTTCGGCATCAACAAAATATTGTTGTTGATCCTCTCGATCCTCCATTGATTCCGATTCATCCAACATTTTAGAAATGCCCGACGCTGCGTTTTTGGTTGTCAATTGCCCTTGGATTGAACCCGCGGATAATGATTTAGTTGATAACAAGAAGGCCAATACCGCCTCAATCATTCTAAGCATTTGATCTATATCAACCTCGGGTTTAACCTGGTTTATTTCCGGGCGCTCGCCGTCCGGGCCAAACTCAAGGTTAACAACCGAATTAGGATTAATAGGGATTTCCCCATCAACTCCAATTGTGTAAATCATTGACCACGCTTGATATTTACTCGCAAACGATAGGTCGGATAGCAATAAAGGAATAGCAACCCCAACCTTTAATAGATCATCGTCCGGAAGCGGAACCAATTGCGTATCCGATTCGTTGATATAAGTAAAAGGCAAAACCCCAAAAGGGTTGGAACCCGTAGTATTCCCCATTGCTGCCATCATTCCTAAATCTGGTTCGCCCTTGCCGTTTGTTATTAAAAAGTCCTCGTCCGTCCACCATTCATAAACTCTTTTCGCCGGGTCGTGATCCCATGCCAATATTTTTAAAACAGTATCGGGAATTTGGGGGTCAATGGCCGAAGTAGAAAAAACCTCGTATGAACCGCGG